AGTGCTAGCAACAATAATGGCGGTGGTTCTAGTAGTTCTAGTAGTTCTAGTAGTTCTGGCAGCAGTGGATCAGGTGGTAGCAGTGGATCAGGTGGTAGCAGCGGATCAGGCGGCAGTAGTGGATCAGGTGGTAGCAGCGGATCAAGTGGCAGTAGTGGATCAGGTGGTAGCAGCGGTGGCGGAGGATATGGTTACTAAATAGGTTAGATAGACCGACACCACCAAGTGATATCTAAGAAATGAAACTTATAGATCCTTTAGCCCAGTCTTTTTACATTGAGTCTGATAGCGGAGTTTTTGCAACTTCAATTGATGTATTTTTCTCTGCAAAGGACACTACACTCCCAGTTACTATTCAACTGAGACCTATGGTTTCTGGGAGACCTTCATCTGAGGTAATGCCTTTTGGTGAAGTTATTTTAGAACCAGGGCAAGTAAATACTTCAACTGACGCATCTGTAGCAACCAGAGTTACTTTTCCATCGCCAGTTTATTTGTCAGGCAAGCAGTTCCATGCACTTTGCGTTGTTTCAAACTCAAACAACTATAGAGTATGGACTTCAAGACTTGGAGAGATTGACGTTGCTTTAAGTTCTGGAGAGGAATCTAGAGAAGTTTTTGTATCACAAACTCCACTCTCTGGTAGTTTATTCAAGTCTCAAAATGGGGGAGAGTGGATTGAAAGTGCTTACGAAGATTTAAAGTTTACTCTTCGTAGAGCAGAGTTTGTTGGAAATGGTAATATTAATTTCTATAACCCAAATCTCAGTGAGGGTAATGAGGAGATTGCAACTCTTGTCAGAGATCCTCTAATCACCAAAACAAGACAAATAAGAGTTGGTTTAGGAACAACTGTAAGCGGTGGGTTTGTTCCTAGCACTACGGGAATCAACACGGGACTGACAATATCTCAAAATAACACCAATGCAAGCGGAACTTTAGTGGGTTTTGCTGGATCTGCCACAGGTAATCTGACCATTACAAATGCAGGTGCTGGGTACTCCACTATCAGTGGCACAACCGTTCATAATAATGTTGATCTGGTAACAGTAACTGGAAATGGTGAAAGCGCAACTGCTGATATCACCATTACTAATGGAGTTGCAGTAGCAGCTACTGTTGTTACTGGCGGAAGTGGATATACGCTTGGTGATATAGTTACAGTATCTTCCTTAGGCGATTCAACTATTGGTAAAAATATGCAACTGACTGTTGCAGATACTTTTGGAAATAATACTCTTATTCTGGATCAAGTTCAAGGGGATTTCTCTATTGGTGCTGGAAATACCATACAATATACAACAAATGATGGCGTTCTCACAGTTGCAACTGGTATTGCTGCAAGTTCAATAACAACTGGGGTTGATGGTCTTCATATTAAAGTTAATCATAGGAACCATGGATTATGTGCAAATCATAGTTCAGTAGTTTTGTCCGATATCCTTCCAGATATTGCTCCTACAAAACTTACATCAGCATATACTAAGGACTCTACCATCGCTATTTCTGTTGATAACGGAACTTCATTTGGAACATTTGAAGGTGTTGGTGTTGGATCAACTAATCCTGGTTATGCAATCATAGGAGATGAAATCATTTCATATGAAAGTGTGGTAAATAATCAACTTACGGGAATCACTAGAAATATTGATAATACACTTTCATATACTTATGATGTAGGAACAGAAGTTCGTAAATATGAACTATCTGGAGTATCTCTGAGAAGAATTAATAAAGAACACGATTTAACAACCGTAACTGTTAGTGATTCATTAGATCTTGACTTTTATAACATAAAACTTGATATGTCAACCAATGGTACTGACAGAAGTGTAGGAACTAGTTTCCCCAAACTATACTTAAATCAAAGTAAATCTACAGGTGGTGAACAGGTAAAAGCAACTCAAAATATTGTATTCGATATCGTAAAACCAGTTATTCAATCAATGGAAGTTAGAGGAACTGCCATTGATTCATCAATCAGAACTGTAACTGCACATACTGTTGCAGGTGGAGAAGCTCCTTATGTTGATCAAGGATTTGAAAATATTAGTCTTAAAAAGTCAAACTATTTGACTTCGCCAAGAATGATCGCGTCAAAAGTCAATGAAACAAATGATTTAACGACTCTTCCTGGTAATAAGTCATTTACCATGAATATGAATCTTTCTACTTCAGATTCTAGAGTGTCTCCAGTTATTGATTTGGATAGAGTAAGTGTCATCTTGACATCAAATAGAATTAACAATCCTATTTCAAACTATGCAACTGACATCAGAACTTCTACTTTAGCAGAGGATCCATCTGCATTTGTATATGCTACAAAACCCATTGCTCTGGAAGTTCCAGCAAATGCAATTAAAGTTATTTTCTCAGCATACATTAATCAAACTAGTGATGTAAGAGTATTCTATGCTTTGCAAGAAGAACCATCGGATGAACCATTCTATTATCCTTTCCCAGGTTATTCAAATATAGACAGTGAAGGCATTGTTGATGTTTCTAATAGTGATGGATCTTCTGATGTAAATGTTCCAAAGACAGATATTCTTGGATTCTCTCAAGAAGAGTTAATCTACAGAGATTATGAATATACGATTGATGATTTAGAATCATTTAGATACTTTAGTATTAAGATTGTCGGATCTTCTACAAACCAAATATATCCACCAAGGATTAGAGATTTAAGAATCATTGCTCTTGCTTGATAATGAAATACTCAAAGGTAGAAGGATCTAATAGTCTCATGAGAGATGATGTTTCTCATGCAGTGATAAACACTAATATCAATGAATATCACAAATATTTGTCCGAAAAAGAAAAAAAGATTTCTGAGAAAACTCGAATTGAATCCATTGAAAATGAACTGTCAGATCTTAAGACAGATGTCAGTGAAATAAAGGATCTGTTAAAGCATATTGTAAAATCATTATAGATAATATAGGGGGATTCCAACTATGGCACAACCATCCACAAGACAAGGACTGATTGACTACGCGAAAAGGCAACTGGGGTTTCCAGTGCTGGAGATCAACGTTGCTGATGAGCAAATCGATGATCTTGTGGATGATGCGTTACAATATTTTCACGAAAGACATTTTGATGGAGTATATCCAACCTTCTTAAAATATCAAATAACTCAAGATGATATTGATAGAGGAAGGGCACCAAATACCAGCACTTCTGGTTTGGTTGGTCTTACTACAGAGCATAGTGTTGGAGTTACAACGCAGTTTGCTTGGAAAGAAAATGCAAACTACTTGTATATTCCAGAGTCTGTAATAGGAATCAATAAAGTATTCAAGTTTGATGGTAGTAATAGTATTACCAACAATATGTTTAGTGTGAAATATCAGTTGTTCTTGAACGATATCTACTATTGGGGATCAACTGAACTTTTAACATATACAATGACCAAGCGTTATCTGGAAGATCTTGATTTCGCTATCAGCACAATGAAGCAGTTTAGATTCAACAAGAGACAGGATAAACTATTCATTGATATAGACTGGGGATCTCTAAGTGTAGATGATTATATTGTCATTGAGTGCTACAGAGTTTTAGACCCCAATCAAAACACTCAAGTGTATAACGACTCATTCCTTAAAAAGTATGTAACTGCTCTGATTAAGAAGCAGTGGGGAATGAATATGATGAAGTTCACTGGGGTAAAACTGCCTGGTGGAGTGGAGTTAAATGGCAGACAAATGTATGATGACGCAATGAAAGATCTTGACGACATTCAGCAAATGATGTCAAATACTTATGAACTTCCACCACTGGATATGATCGGTTGATCTTATGGCACTTAATCCATTTTTCCTACAGGGTTCACAGACTGAGCAAGGACTTGTTCAGGATCTCATCAACGAACAGTTGAGGATGTATGGTGTTGAGTGTTATTATATGCCAAGATCTTTTGATAATATAAAAACTATTATGGAAGAAGTTACTTCTTCCAGTTTTAATAATGCAATACCTTTAGAAGCGTATGTCGAAAACTTTGAGGGGTATGAAGGGCAAGGAAGTATAATGAGTAAGTTTGGCATCCAACCTATGGATGACTTGACTTTAATTATTTCAAAGGAAAGATTTGAACAAAAAGTTCAACCAGTTATCAAAAATGATCCTGTTGGTATATTATCAACTCGCCCTAAAGAGGGAGACTTGGTATATTTCCCTCTTGGTGATAGATTGTTTGAAATTAAGTTTGTTGAGCACGAGCAACCTTTTTATCAACTACAGAAAACTTACACATATCAACTCAAGTGCGAACTCTTCCGTTATGAAGACGAGAAGATCGATACTGGTGTTACCTTTGTTGATGATAATGTTGCAGAAGAAGGATATATTCAAGAACTCAAACTTGTTGGAGTTGGAACTACTGCAACTGCTGAAACAACGCTTGTTAATGGAGCGATTCAGCAAGTCTTCATTAATCAAGATGGCAATGGTTACACATTACCACCTCGTGTCGTAATAGGTAATCCCATATCTGCTGGAACAACAGCGTCTGCAGTTGCCATTGCCGCTACCAACGGTGGTCTTGATGCAGTTCAGTTCATTAATCCTGGTGCGGGATATACAAGCAATCCTGTTATATTCTTCTTCCCAACTTCTACAGGTGGTGGTGCAGGTGCTGCTGCAACAGTTGGCATTACATCAAGTGGTGTTGGTATCGTTACTGTCACACAAAAAGGTGCGTTCTATACTTCTGCTCCTACTATTACATTCAGCGATCCTCCTTCTGGTGCTGGAAACACAGCAGCAACAGCTGTTGCCATTATGGGAGGAACTCAAGTTCAGAGCATTCGCATCACAAACGCTGGTCGTGGATATACATCCGCACCAACGATTACAATCACAGCACCTGCTACTTCAGGTCTTGGCACATATATCTTCAACGAAGAAGTTATTGGAACAGCATCAAGTACAGTTGGAAGAGTCAAATCTTGGAACCCAGAAACGAGAACTGCAACTGTTGGAATCGTCACAGGATTCTTCCAAGTTGGAGAGACCATCGAAGGTCTTTCCTCAGGTGCAACTTACAGATTGGAAGAACAGAAACTTGATAATGTCATCGATGAGTTTAACCAAAACCTTGTTATTGAGAACGAAGCAGATGGAATTTTGGACTTTACAGAAAGAAACCCATTTGGAGATGTTTGATTTTTGTTAAATAGTTAGTAAATAGGGACACTATACGATGTTTGAATATTTTTATCACCAAATCTTAAGGAAGACTGTAGTCTCTTTTGGAACGTTGTTTAATAACATTCTAATACGGCACTCAGATGCAAATGGTGCAGATGTGAGTGTTATGAAAGTTCCTTTGGCGTATGGACCTACAGATAAGTTTCTTGCAAGGATTCAGCAAGCAGCAGACCTGAACAAACCTGTTCAACTGTCCCTTCCAAGAATGTCATTTGAGTTCACTGGACTTACATATGACCCAAGTAGAAAAGTAAC